ACTGCATAAACCATCGGGAGAGCAGGCGGTGCGCATACTTTCGTCGCGATAGATGATCGGGGATTCAGTAACATTCACGCCNGAAGTGAACTCAAAGAGGGCTCTGGCGTCGTTCTCGTACTGTTTTCCCCAGGCCAGCGCTTTAGCGTTAACTTCCGGAGCCACACCGGTGCAAACCTCAGCCAGCAGGGTGTGGAAGTAGGACATTTTCATGTCAGGCCATTTCTTTCCTGAGCGGGGTTTTGCTATCACGTTGTGAACTTCTGAAGCGGTGATGACGCCGAGCCGTAATTTGTGCCACGCATCATCCCCCTGTTCGACAGCTCTCACGTCGATCCCTGTACGTTGCAGGATAATGTCCGGTGTCATGCTGCTACCTTCTGCTCTGTGACTTTCTGTTTCAGGAATCCAAGAACCTTCACAGCTTCAGCCTGTGTTAGTTCTGAAGATGTGTAAATGTTGCGGCGAAAAATCTGGGAACAGAGCGGCAACAGGTCGTCATCCCACGTTTTTTCCATGGAAGTAAGAAGGGCGTTAATTTCCGACATGGTTTCTTCGTTAACCGGGGTGATGTCGCGTTCCGGCTGACGTTCTGTAGTATATGCAGTATTTTCGACAATACGCTCGGCTTCATCCTTGTCATAGATGCCAGCAAATCCGAAGGCCAGGCGAGCACACTGAATCATGGCTTTGTGCCGTAACATCCGTTTGGGATGCGACTGCCACGGTCCGGTGATTTCTCTGCCTTCGCGGGTTTTGAATGGTGTGCGGCGACATTCATCCATCCACTCGGTAACGCAGATCGGGTGATTGCGATCTTTGCGGTAAATCCGGCATGTACAGGACTCATTGTCCTGCTCAAAGTCCATGCCATCAAACTGCTGGTTTTCATTGATAATGCGGGACCAGCCATCAACGCCAACCACCGGAACGATGCCGTTCTGCTTGTCAGGGAAGGCGTAAATTTCTTTCGTCCAGGGATTAAGGCCGTACTGGTTGGCGACGATCAACAATGCGATAAATTGCGCATCGCTGGCATCACCTTTAAATGCCGTCTGGCGAAGAGTGGTGATTAGTTCCTGTGGGTCGACAGAATCCATGCCGACACGTTCAGCCAGCTTCCCTGCCAGCGTTGCGAGTGCTGTACTCATCCGTTTTATACCTCTGAATCAATATTAATTTGGTGACGGGCGATGGTTTCAGCCATGTAGCGGATGTGTTCTGCCATGCGTTCCTGAAAATCGACATCGTCATCAAATGCACGGGAAATAGCTTTTTTGCTGGCCCCGTGACGTTGCAGATTATCGATGCATAGCGATTCAAACAGGTGTTGGGGCAGACCTTTTTCCAGGTCGTCTGCCAGCTCAGCTTCAGTTTCTTCACGGGCAATTTGCTGGTAGTGTCGTGCCCATGACTGCTCTTCAATGCGATCGGGGATAAGCCAGGCATTCATGATTTATCACCTCCGAAATTTTCAAGCCTGTTGGCAATCATGATGGCGATATCAGGGATTGCTGGCGCTGTGGCTATACATGCGGGGTTGGCGCACAAACCATAGACGGCGGCAATCACGAGCTGTCTTTTCCAGTCGAGAGTTACTGGCTCAGAATTGGCGTCATCGCCGGACGTATCACTGCCTGGCTCGTTCTGAACAACGGTTTCGCCCTCCTGAGCGGCATCAACAGAGTTTTCCTGAATGATCTTCTCCTCAGTTTGTGCTGAGTCTTCTCCATCAGCGGCGTCATTTTCTCCAAAAGTTTCTGTGTAAGTGCTATCGCCCATTACCGCACTACAGTCAGGGCAGTTACCCCCGCCAGTCTGACCACAGACGCGGCAGTTTTTTTCCAGCTCCGGTTGCGCTACTGGCCCTGGCTGTTGCTCTTCTGGCCCGTTTTGTTGCGTATCCGGGCTGTTTTGTCCCGCTTCTGGGGCAATTTGTTCCACTTTGGACTGATTCTGGTCCTCAGTGTCGCGAGTCTGGATCCCCTTCACCCACTTCGGATCAGCAGGGTTACTGATGCCTTCAACGAATTCTCCACGCGAGGCAGCCAGTAATTTGTCGGCATCGACTGGATTTTTTGGGGGGATGTTTTCCCTGGCTTTATTGAGTTCCTCCCTCAGTTCCTGGTATTTCGTTTCTACAGATGAGACATTTTCCAGTGATTGCGTGTCCTCATTATGTTTAACTGGAATTTCTTCCACTGATTCAGGCGCTGCCTGTTCATTAGCCATTGTGTCCGATGCTTGTTGCTTTTCTTCATCGCCATGTTTTCCTTCTGCTGTTCCGCGCTGCGGCATCGGTGCTGATGAGCGACCGCAGGCAATTTCCACGATTTCCGGATCCGGGTTAGCGTGATCGGTTTCGGTCAACACTTTGTTGAGATATTCAGTCACGCGTGCCGGGATGGCCTCAATGCCGATTGGTGCTTCTTTCACGGAAGCCACCACAATGGCGCGGGAATAATCCAGCCCACCGGGCATGGCGATAAATTTGTCGCGAAAAACAGAAAAGGGCGGCTTATTCTCTGACACGATTTCTTCAACGCGTTTTGCGTGTGCTGGGTGCAGGTTATAAATATCCACATCCATTGAACGGGCCAGAACGCCGGTGGCTACATCTCGTGCGAGTGATGTCTTATCATGTTTGAATCCTTCACCACGATCGGTAATATTTCCGCCGCCAGCGTTAGCACCGGAAGGCGTACGGGTAATGCCTGAAACATAATTTCCGTTCTGCCATTCTTTTGTCAGCAGGCCCTGATCAAGGTAGTCAGTTTTCATCCAGGTGGAAATGAACTTGTCGAATTCAGCCGGGCTGATGCGATGATTTGCAGAGTGGGGGAATGCTTTCCCTACAGATTCAGCCAGGCGACTAAGGTGATAGTTCGTCAGTTTATCCAGTTCATGATGCGCGGCGCGCACAGCAGTAAGCAGGCTCTGAAGGTAACTGTCCTCTGTGTCCATCTCCATACGGATCACGTTATTGCGTTGTTCTGGTGTGGCATGATGCCGGTATTTTCCATCTTCATCTTTGCTGAATAAGAAGAGGTGAAGGAAGCGATGAGTAAGGCTCAGAGTGGCGACGGGAATTTCACACTCAGAACAGTCATCGTCGCTGTCCGGGGATTCGCTTTTCTCCACATCATCCGGAATAGTTCCGTCCAGGTTATCGTTGTCATCGCCAGCAGTTGTGGCATCTTCACCGTTGATGTTGTCATCGAAGGGGATAGCCATCATGGTGATGCCATCGTTACCGCCTTTTTCATAGCGGTTGCAGAATTCAGTATCAAACACGCCTTCCGGTGGAAGGTCATTCACAACGGGTAAATGGACGCGGATGGGTTTTTTAAAATCCTCTTCGTCAAATCCGGCATCGTCCATTGCAGCAACACCGCGTGATATTGCAACCGATAATTTTTTTGCTGTGCGCCAGTAAAAACCACCTTTAATCCCAAGGCGTTTTCTGACTTTGTCATTTTTGGCTTCGTAATATAGTGCAATTTCTTCTTTATCAGCGTTCATTGATAAACCTCATAACCATTTTAAGGATGAACAAATTCCTGCCATTGCTGGCATTTTTAATCCGTTGGTATGGCGTTAATATGGCTGGCGGGTTATCCAGCCGGTGTTTCGTTATTCAGGTACAGCGATACTTTTTTTAACGGGAGGCATTCACCGGGGATTTTTTGTTCGTCCCTTACCTGAATGCAGGATGACTTACTGTCATAAATTCCGGTAATCACATTCTGCGGCTCACCCGTTATAAGAAAAACGGTCATTATCAGTGCAAACGCTGAAGTCACTGCTGTTCTCCGATAATACCAAGTTCAAGAAGGGCAATTCTGGAAAGTATGGAATTATCATTGAGAAGATAAGGTTCATATTTTCTCATCTTAATGGCATCTTCAGTAAACTCCCGGTTACTGAGCAGAACTCCAATATCAAAACAACCTTCAGACGTATTAACGTTTGGTAATAACGTTTCCATTATCGCGTCCTCAACAATGAATTTTGTGATGCAGTGCCTGGTGCCTCCAGGTGACGTTAACCAGTTAACAACTAACGCCGGGTCAGGGGACGATGACTTTCCGTGACATCCTGTCGGTTTAACTGTTCCGCGTGCGCATAGCCGCATTCACCGCATCACAAAATTCACTTTAAAAAGGGCGGACATCAGCAATCGGCAAACCGATGTCCGCCAAGGGCTACACACAGCAATGTTGTTATTCAC